TATTCGCACAATATTCTTCTGCTGCTTTCCATTTTGCTTGATTTTTAGCATATTCCTTAACTTCATTTACCCAACTTTTAGTTTTTCTTTTAGGAGTTGCTGTTGGACCTATAACTTGTTTTTTGGGTTTAATTTCAATTAAATATTTTTTTATGTCTCCGGTTTTTTCTTTAACTTTTATATAAAAATCTGGAAAATATCTATGAATTTTTCCATCAAGTGGAGACATATAAGGAACAATTATTTCTTCACTACCAAATTCTAAAACATTATCATTATCGTCGCAATATTTTAAAAATTTCAATTCCCAAGAAGAGCGATAAATGACGTTTGTGGGATCACCTTTGTACTTTTGATAGTTCTTTACCTTATACTTTCCTTGATAGTATTGCCTCATAAATCATATACATATTATGGTTGTATTACCTATTTATTGTTAGATGCCCTTCTTTACAGAACCAGATCCAAAAAGATTAACCCGCACAATAGAAAGTGTAAGGAATACTTTTTCTAAAGTATCTACAACCACATTTTTTAATGTGACATTTCCGATTAATGGTGGATTACGTACTTGGTTGAGTGGAACTGGTATTTTTGATGCTCAAGAAACTGATGGTCTGGATGGAATGGAAAAGATTGAATTGTTATGTTCCGATGCACTTTTACCAGGACCTGCATTTAAAAAAACTGAAGTTTTAGGAAATAGACAAGGTATTCGGGAAAGTTATCCTATTTTAAGAGCATTTCCTCAATTATCATTAACTTTTTATGTGGATAAGGATCATGCTATAATTAGATTTTTTGAAGGTTGGTGTAATTTTATGAACCCTCTTTCATATGATGGGGATATTATTGAATCTACTAGAAGAGAACAAAATGATAGTAATTCTTTTGAAAATTCTTCCATTTATAAATTCAAATATCCAAATGATTATTGTCAACATATTCTTGTGACAAAATTTGAAAAGGATTTAGAAGCAGTATCATCAGCATCTGTTGCTAATTCATCTTATTTAACATATGAATTTATTCAAGCGTATCCATCAGATCTTATCGCATCCCCCGTATCATATCAAGGGTCTCAAGTATTAAAATATACTGTTGTTTTTGAGTACATGAGATATATCACAAGAAGAACTCCAGCAGGATTTGTTACGGAAAGAACTAGTCCAAATAGTGGAGAATCTTCTTTACAATTTTCGAATGGAATATCAGGTTCAACTGGATTAAATTTTGGAATTAATTCAAATATAGTATTATCCGACTTTACTAGAATACTATAATAAATAGTATTATTGAAATTGATTTTACATGCCATTACCTACAATTGCGACTCCAACTTATGAACTTATTCTTCCCTCCAACGAAAAGAAGATTAAGTTTAGACCATTTTTAGTGAAAGAAGAAAAAATACTGATTATTGCTTTAGAATCAAAAGATGTTGGACAAATTACATCTGCGGTTAAACAAGTTATTTCAGATTGTGTTTTAACGAAAGATATCAAAGTTCAGGAATTACCAATTTTTGATATTGAATATTTGTTCTTAAATATTCGAGCAAAGGCAATTGGGGAATCAATTAACCTTATAATTACATGTGGAGATGATGGTGTTACTCAAGTACCTGTAACTATTTACGTTGATGAGATTAAAGTTAATCGAGAAGATGGTCATACTAATAAAATTGAAATCCAAGATGGATATACAATTAAACTTAAATACCCATCTTTAGAACAGTTCATCAATAACAATTTTGATTTAACATCCAAGTCATCTGAAAACCTAGAGAAATCATCTAAATTAATTGCCATGTGTATAGACATGGTTTATAATAAAGATGATTGTTGGGTGGGATCTGATTGTACTGAAAAAGAAATTATGAGTTGGATTGATACTCTAAGTCCAAAGGATTATAAGAAGATTGAAAAATTCTTCAAGACTATGCCAAAATTAAGTCATGAACTTAAAGTAGTTAATCCTGAAACTAAGGTCGAAAATACTCTTGTTTTAGAAGGGTTATCTGATTTTTTCGCCTAGCCCTGGCAAAGGAGGATCTGGAGACATACTTCAGAGTTAATTTTGCCTTGATGCAACACCATAAATATTCTTTGACTGAAATAGAAAATATGATTCCTTGGGAAAGAGAAATCTATCTCGAACTTTTGAAACAACACATAGAGGAATTGGAAGAGAAGAAACAAAATGGCTGAGGTTCAGCAGCAAGAACAAGAAAAACTAAATGTCATTGACATTTCGAAATTTTTTGGTGGAAAAACTTTATCATCTGCTGATGTGAGAGTTAATAAAAATGAAACTAAAAAAATTAAACCATCATTTATTGCTGCTCCTGAGTTAGCATCTTTACTTGATGTTGTTGCTACAAGTGTTGAAGATGAAAATAATAGTAATGCAAAAATAAAATCTGTAGAAAAAATTCGTGAAAGGGAAATTGTAGAAAGATCTACTTCGGATTCTAGATTTCAAAGAGTTCTTAGTGGATTGAGATTTGATATTGATTCAATTTCAACATCTTATACAAATTTAATCAAAAGTTTAGAAACTGATAGAAAAAATAAAGAAAAGGAGAATCGTCTTGCTGAGGATTTACAAAAACAAAACGAAACTAGGTTAAGTACACAAAGAGTTGGATCATCTTTAGTAAAACCAACACAAACTATTGCTGGGGAAGAAGAGACAGCAGAAGAGACAGCGAAAGAAGGATTTGATATAAAGAAATTTCTTGGTGCCGCTGCTGCTGGTCTTGGTGTTGGTAGTATGTTTGGTGGTGATGATGAATCTGGAGAAGTGGATCCAAATTACAAACCACCTTCAGGAAAAAAATTTACTGTGGGGCAATTAAAAGAACTGGCATTAAGTGTTGGATTTAATGAAAAAAATGCTTCAATTGCTGCTGCTGTTGCAATGGGAGAATCTGGTGGAAACTCAAGTATATTGAATGACAATCCAAAAACTGGTGATCTATCTTATGGGTTGTGGCAAATTAATATGATTGGTGAAATGGGTCCAGAAAGAAAAAAACAATTTGGATTATCTTCATATAAAGATTTGTATGATCCAGTAACAAATGCAAGAGCAGCATTTAAACTTTCAGGGGGATCTAATTTCCAACCATGGAGTGTCTACAATGAAAAAACATATTTACCATTTTTAAAAGAAGCACAGACGCATAAAAAAGCAGGTACTGTAACTGCAAAACCAGCAGCAGCAACTTCATCATCAACTTCAACTTCAAAACCAGCATCCTCAACTGTAGCAGTAGCACCTGCAGATACAGATCCAATGGAAAAAATTTCTTCAAACTCGTCTTCTGTTGCTGTTGCTTCAAGTGGAATGAAACCAGCAGAAGTAACTCCAACCACAACTGGTTCTCAACTACCACCGATTATGATATCTCAGTCCCCCCCACCAAGATCCTCCGGTGGATCATACGGGGATGAGGAAACTGTAGGTAATGTGCCAGGATTCTCATCAACAAATCCAGATAATTTGTATACTGCATATGCTTTAAAGGAATTAAATATAGTGTAGTATGGCAAAAACACTAATTCAAGTGAATACTGATACTGCTCTAGATTTGTCAAACGAGATAGAACAGTTCAATTCAAGATTTAATAGTTTCATATCATCTCTTCAATCTGATGATAGAGAAAATCATTTAGAGTCAATTAGTTTAATAAAAAGTAGAAGTCGTCTTGCATATGATAATGATCTTGATTATATTAAAGATCAATTTGCTGCGAATAAAGAGAGTGAAGATATTAATCTAACAGCAAAAGGAGAAGAACCACCATTAACACAACCAAAAGCAGAACCAATTACCCCTAAAAAAGAAAAACCTAATATCTTTGAACAAATAGCAACTGCAGCAACAGTTGCTGTTACTGCAACTGTTGGAGAATTTATGCCTCCAACAGGTGGATCTGATAATGGAAAATACGCAGAGAGTGATTTTTATGTTGGGCCAACTGGAGATACTGATGGTCAACAGACTGGATTAAACATGCACCTTCCAGGAGGAATTGGAGCACCCATTTATGCCCCTGTAGATTTAACATATGTGAGTAAAGGTACAGATGGAAATCCTTCTGTTGGATTGCAAGGAACAGCAGATGTTAGGGGACCTTCTGGAAATGGATTTGGTTATTATGCTTCCTACAGATTTATGAAAG